GTCTGCACAGTTTCTGTGCCATCGCTTGACCGAAGGATAACCGTCAGTTCTCCTTGGTCAAAAACCTTAAAGCCATACGCAAAGGTTTTAAGCGTGCCGTTTCCGCCATAGCTAGCTCGGTTTATGCTGCTCGATACTGTCATTACCGTAGACCCTCTTGTTTCAACTGCTCCACTTGCTCATATGCTTGGCGCATATTTGCATATTCTGGGTTTTCAAGCAACGCTTCAAACCCAGCTTGAATATACTTTTTATTGATGCCCCTAAGATAATCAACTTTAGCAGAATCGTCCATCTCTTGATAATCTCTGTTTGAAGTAAATAATTCTAGTGCATTTCTAAATGTTAAAGCGCCATAACCCTCTATGGAAAGCTCTATTTCGTTCTTAGCCAAATTTATTAAATCAGACTGCATTCCATAACTTAGCTTAATTTGACCCATTTTTTCTGGATTAGTTAAAGGCCATTTGTTTGTCATAGCCTGCAACCTGATTAATTCTTTTTCGTATGACTCCAACTTTTCGCCCCTCTTTAGACGCAAGCCAGATACGTTGCTAAACACTGCCGCCACTGGATTGGCCGCAAAGCTATACTCATCAGATCCCTTTGCGTTCCCAAAGGTGTCGTAGACTACTGCGTTGAGATCTCTTTCGTTGCGGATAAAGCTGTCTTTAGATTGCAAAGCATTCATCTCTTGAAAGTATTCCATCAAAACTTCAGTTGTGCCACCCTTTTGAGATCCTACTATCGCATAGTTTGGCGTGCCGTCTGGCAAAGGATAAGCAAAAGTTCTTTTGCCATCTGCATCAACAACAATCTTTTCAACTTCATCTAAAGTGTAATATTCAAAGTCTTCCCGAGGGCGAACCCTTGTCGGATCTGCCAGCCGCGCAAACATTCTTTGCAAGGAACTAACAGGATTAGGAACACCAGCAAGAGTTGAGCTTTCTGCGTAGCTTCGAGAAAGCTTTGCCGCATCGTAACCATCCAAAAATGAAACAACATCAGCAACGCCTTGCAGCATTGGAAGCTCTTTATAGTAGTCCATTGTCGCTAGAATAGCCGCTTGAGCATAATTTTCTCGCAACTCTGGATCGTTAGTTTTGTTTGCGCGTTGCACTGTGTCAGCCGTAATCGCAAGCAAGCCGCCTACGGGTTCAAACCCTGAGAAGCTTACATAAATTAAAGGGCCGTTTGGAGCGCCGAAACTATTATATAACGACATGCCCTCTGGGAAACCTTCAGCCTTTAAAACAAAGCTGTAAGGTTGCCAGCCAGGCGGCAAGGCTTCGCGAGATGCTTTGTCATTTGGCATAGAGCCAGTTATTTTGCCATCCATTGCGAACTGAGCAGTTTGGGCCATAACAGCCCCGCCCACAGTGTAACGGCCAAGAGCTAGCTGTCGCGCGCGATTGCCATTTTTGCCGGTCAAATCTACAATAGATTTGCTTGGCATTCCTGGCACATATTCCATTGTGCGCAGCACAGCATTAGTTGGGGCTGTTACAAATGGCATAATAAAGCGGCCCAAAAGAGTGCGCTGCAATTTTCCTGCTGTGTCTCCAAAAGCCCCTAAGTCAGACTGAAGCGTGTCAAATTTAGCTTGGGTAATTAAATCATCCGCCACAGACGATGGATCTAATAACATCATTCCAGCCTCATCCAAAGCATCTTCCTCACTCATGCCTTTGCGCAACGAGTGCTGGTAACGTCTATTGATCTGAGTGTAAAATTCTCCACGCTGCGAAATTGTTTTTGTAAACTCATCAGCCGCAAGCAACAGGCGAAACGGAATACGCATACGTTTGCCAAGTTCGTCTATTGATCTGCCAAAAAAACTATCGCCTTGGCTAACGCTCGGGGAATATCTTTCAATGTCTAATTTGGTAGCTCCGGCAGGCATCTCAGTGCGCCACGCAATAGATCCTGCCTTCAGCGCATCTCTGTACGCATCTGACCAACCTTTTACTCTTAAAAGCGCATCTTCCATGTATGCTTGATCTTCACTAATAGGCGCGTGTGTTTGACCAAATGGCCTTTTAATTCCTCTTGCAATGCTGCCATACATGCCTGCCATAATTTCTGTCGGCAGTTGAAACAACATAAATGATGTTGTGCCAACTATGTTTTTCATTTGCGTGGCTGGTGACGACAAAAGCCCCGCTAAGTAGGCTTGGTGAACCGCGTTTTTTGTCTTTGCTCCCCAACCGACCTCAGCCACTCGGTTAATGCCAGCCAAGCCATTTTCGTTTGCTGTTTTCAAAAGCGCCGAAGCCAAAGCATCTGTGCTTTGGTCAGCCCCTGTTTCAGAAAGAAGTCTTTGGGCTTCTTCGCCAAATCTTGCTGCGTCTAACTCGCCGTCAACTCTAATCTGAAAAGATTGCAATGCCCGAGCCGCTTCAGTTTGCGCGCCCTTGAGTTGCAATTGAATGCCGCTGTGAATCGAAAGCTGCCTACGAAATCTTAATTTGACATCAGCACCAGCAGTGCCTGATTTTATTTGCTCTGCAAGCTTCGTAAGCGTGTCAGCACTTTTCACAAGGATTTCTCTGGCCGCTAGAAATTCCTCTGCGCTCAAAGCTCCTTCACCAATTTGCCTGTTTAAAAGCTTTCTGGTAAAGCCGATCTCATCCAAAAAGATTTTTTCAGCATTTTGTATAGTCACATTATTTGGAATTTTGCCACGGGTTCGTGCGTTTGTTTCACCTTTGTATCTCTCGCCAACAGCAGTGATCATTGCTTTTACATCATCTGCTGTGTCAACGTAATCAAAGTTAAAATCTCCGCCTTCCTGCAAAGATAAAATGTTTTGATCTTTAACTTGGACTCGCGTTAAGATTGCATCTGCGGCCTCTTCAGAAACAAGAGCCGTTTCTGCGCTAAAGCCTTTTGCATCTGCCTTCATCGCTTTTTGTGCTAAATCGTTAATATCAACGGCAGAGGCTTCCGCTTCAGCAGCTTCATCCGCAAGAGCAGATTGTGCGCCTTCCAACACATCTGTCGGGGGTTCTTCGCCAATTCTAGGGGTTTTGAGTCCTCGCCGCTCAAACTCTGCCACGCCTTCTGGACTAAGAACCTGACCGGCCAATGCGCGCTTAGTTGCCGTTTCTGAAAATGCACCTTGGTCAGGCACTAGGCCAACCTCTTGCGGCGTTGGCATTCGAGGCGCAACCATGCCAGAAAGGGCAGCAGGATCAACCTCTGGGATTGCATCCAGTTGTCCTGGCGTTAGCACCCCCGCTTGTCCTGCTGTAGTTGATTTGACTCTTGGCGGCTTAGGCGGCACTACTCCTGCATCAAGCCTGTTCAGTAGGTCAACAAGCCTTCCGATACCCGCGACCCTCACACCGTCCTGCTCCGGCCCTTTGGCAAACTCAGTGGGTGCGCCAGCCGCAGTAATTCGTTGTTGGGCCTCTTGGTCGCTTGCTAGCTCTGTCGGATCAAATGCCATTCTCTGTGCCTTCTTCTTTACCGCCTTTAGCCGTTAACGCCGACAAGGCCACTGGCCCGACTATACCATACTTTTTAAGGATTTGAATTGTTCTGTCATCAAAAATAACATAGTTGTCTGGGCCGTCTTCGGGAATATTGCCAGAACCTCTGTTGGCTTTATACTTAATACCCTTAACGCCATGTTTATCTAAAAGTTTTTCACCGGCATCGTTTGAGCCGCGAACAGCGGAAAAATCGTTTAAGAACCTAACGGTTGTAAAGTTATCCAATATTAGCTTCTGAGCTTCTGCAACAGTTTCAGTGCCAAAGTTTACAGCATCGTCTATCGTTATTTCTTCAAGAGCCTTTAAGATTGCAGTTTGCACAAAAGGCGTTTGCTCTTTAAACGATTTGTCGTAATCAAGCAATTCGTTTTGCGTTACATCCAAACCGACTTGATAGGTCTTGCCTTCAGAAAACGACACATCATTTACATCTATACCCTTTACAACATTTATTTCAGTATCAAAGCTTTCAACTACAAGTTTTGATAGCTCTTCCCAGTTCTCACTGTCGCTACCATCTCTTGCTGAAATATCTTCGACATACCGCGCTCTTTGCCGCTTTCTTTCTTTTATGAAATTATCTTTAGCCAATTGGATTAGCTCGGGCTGCGAAAGCTCTCTAGTCTCTATAGTTGTAACTTTGTTTAAGTTACCAATTATATTGTTAATGGCGTCATACTCCAACCCCTGTGCTTCGGCCTCTGCGGTGTCTCCAAAGTTATTTAAGGGGGTTCCTTTGTAGGAAACATCGTAACCTTCTCTAAGGTTTTGGGCTTGCCGAACAGCTTTCTGATAGAAATTTGCTATGCTTTCAGCACTAGAAAAATAAAGGCCATTGCCATATGCCTGTGCGCCTTCTCCGGTGTTTATGTAATCAATGCTAAATTTTTCAAAATCTTTGCCAGAACCTGAGAATGCTATGATGCCAGATTTATTTTCTGTGGGAGCTTGTATTTCAGCAATAGGATTGGCGTCACGCTCCTTTCGCAAGTCAAAGTATTCTTTCCTTAAAGCAGTATCGTTTGGATTTGCATCGTAAGCCAATCGAGCAGATTCTACCCTAGTAACTAAGTCAGCAGCATCAGGCACATCTGGCGCAACCAGCCTACCAGCCGCAGAAAGCCCACGATCAACTATAGGCCCAACAGGGTTGCTAAACATAGTTGATCCTTCTTGGGCTATGCGCTGCTCGGCCTGTGCGGCTGCGCTCATTAGTGGCCCCTCTAGTCTTTTCACACCCGCTTTAAGAAGCTTGCCAAATGCATAGCCTACGCCGGTTGCCTCGGCCAAGCCTGCAAGCATAATTGTCATGCCCATTGCGCGCCCTGCTAGTGATCCATCTGGGCCGAAATTCTGCTGGTACATCCGATAACCTTCTTGGATGTCCATCACGCCAGCGGTAGCAAAATCACCAATGCCGACCCCTAAAGCGTTGCCTGTGCCAAACAATGCGTTTGAAAGCACACCCGCCTCGCTACGGAACCTTGGCATGGCTGCTTTGATCTCTTCTTCAATAGTTCGAGAATCTGCACCCTTGGCCTCTAATTCGGCGCGCAAGCCTTCAACTGCGGCCTCAACAGAAAAGTCGGTTACAGCCGCGCTGCCACTCTCACGCAAAAGCGGGTCATAGTCGCCTATAAGAGATCCGCCCTCTGACACAATTTGCGCAATTTCATTCTCTGACAAAGCCTCTGCCGGAACAAATGTTGGGTCAGACTGCGGCCCCATAAGGCCAGCCGATTCCACAACATCAGAAGCGTAGCCAGCGGCTTCAAAATCTTCCATAGTTGGCATGGCGCCGGTAGATGCTTGGCGCTCTTGAGCAAACGACATAGCGCCCTCTACCAAAGGATTTACTTGTAGCACCGGCGCATCAGGAGCTGTCTCCATAACCTCTGGCTGCGGCGCTGGGTAATACGCTTGAAACTCTGGGGTATCGGGGCCGAACTCCATGCCTTGTATTAAGATTGACTGCGGGACAATTTCTTTTCCCCCACCCTCTTCGCCGATTTGAACGTAACCGCCTTGGCTCATAGGTAAAAGGATTTCATGCCTTAATGTTTCAGTGTTAAAAACACTTTTTTTGTTTTTAAAAATTGCAGTATTGTCTACACCAGAAATAGTTTCATCCGCCTCGTAGTATTTGTCCATTTCATAATCGGTGTCGTTACCTAATAGATCGCCCATTAAAACAACCCCTTATTGGCGTACTTGCGGATATTAGCTTTAGCACTAAAATATTTAGACTCAAGATCGCTTTGTTGTGTCGCTGTTAATCCATCGTACCAGCGATCTAGAACTGCAAGAGGATCAGCTTGAAATTCAGCGTTAAAATCAATGCCATCTAAGGCTCTAAGTTTAGACGTTAAATCTTCTGAAAAGTTTTCTTTTAATTGCTCTAGATAAATACCTTCATATTCTTTTATTTGTTCTTTAGCATAAGCAAGGATTTCCTTGGATGTCATAGGTTTGCCTTCGGCCCTTCTGTTAAAGAACTCTTCTTGCAAGGCTCCATCCGCAGCCTCAAAAGCAGCTTTAGAAGCTGCGGCTAAATTAGAATCGTTGTTGGCTGCTTGCTGGGCGTCATAGTTAAAACGCCTCTTTATTATATTTGTTGCTCTTGTCACAAAAGCGTTACCGCTTGTAGCAATTTTATTTCTTAGACCTGTGTGCTGATCTAAAGAAAGCTTTGCTTTATTTAAATTTAGTTCATCAACAGTAAGAGTTCCCTGTGTAGCCATTCCGTTTAACATACTATATGTTGCGCCATCCCCATTGCCAGGGTCTCTGAAAACAAGATCTGTATCGGAAGACAAAACTTTTTCCATTTTTGCTTGCTGCTCGGGAGAGGCCCACATCTGCCGAGTCAACCCGTCAAACAAAATACGTTGAGCGGTAGACCCAAAAACCTCGGTACTCAAATCTGACCCAAAAGTTTCATAAACTCTTTTCATATCATCATAGTCTAGAATATTTTTTAATGTTCCTAACGTAACTTTTTCATCTTTATCTAACGATATAACAAAATTATAGGCTTTTACGTTAGATTTGTTTCTTTCTTCTTCTCGCTCACCCTCAAGCTTTTCTGCGGCGTTAAAAAATGTAGCGGCCATTTTTATTGTGTCTTGAACTACCTTTTTGGCTTCTTCTGCCGGAACGGCTTGAAGCATATTAACAACATGAGAAGGGAAATGCTCTATACCTACCATATCTTGTGGTCTAAGATCGCCCGATTCTACTCGGTCAATTTGATCTAAAAGTGATGATAGTCCAAATGCAAGACTCAAATCGTCACCCGCATACGCTGGAATAAGATTTTTTAAAGCCCTGATTAAAACTTTTTGGCTGACATTCCCCATGATCTCTGGGTTTACGCCACCGTTTGCAACAGCTTGATCGTGAGCATTTTGCAATCCAGCTTGAGACATCGCCAACTCATCACGAGTCATGTCAAGATTTGGATCTGATAAAGTGGATACTTGCTGATTTTCCAAAGCCAATAACGCAGCCTGCCTGCGCTTTTCAATTTTTAGGTCAACCACTTCTCTCAACCGAAACTTAATCGGTATTTCCATTTGCCGAAAGCTGCTGTCAAAGTCCTGCAAAGCATATTTGTTTTTGCCAACCCGAGCGCGCAGTTCGTTAAAAACGCCGTTGACGCCTTCATCGTACTTGTTTTCACCGTCAAAAATATTGGCAACGTCAGTGCTTTGTTCCAGCGTGCTAGACAAACCCATCAAAGCCTCTTTTGCGGAAAAGATTGCCTCGTTCTTTTGCGTTTCAACAATCATCTTGTAGCGCATGTTGGCATACTCACCAACCTGATTTGCAAGCTCTGTGGCAACTGAACCTGTTTGCATAGCAGCTTGCACAAAAGGTTGCGCATTCATCCTAGCTGTAATGCGCGCCCCAGGCGCTTCAGATGTTGCTAGAACTCTTGTTGTGTATATTGGTATTTGCATCAGCCAAACATCCCCGCACCATAACCAAATCGAGCCGCCGAACCGACACTGCTTAACAAACTTGTTGTTCCTTGAGCGCGCAAACCGGCAGCAGTTGCGCCGCCCTCCATGCGTGAAAGCTCGGCGCTTAACCTAGCGTTTTCCTGTTGGTCATTGATCTGCTGATTTGTAACCTGATTGTTAAAATCAATATTTGCTTGATCAAATTCAAACTCTCGGGCGTTCTGCCTTAACACTGACAATGGCGTACCGACTGAAACATCAATACCCGCCCCGCTGTATTGGTTCACAACTGAGCCTTGGCTTTCCGCAAATCTAAACCGTTCAACGCGCTCCTGCGTTACGGCGTTGCGATTTATAATTTCACGCTGTCTTTCAAGTAAACCGACATCGCGCTCTATAAGTTCAGCGTTAAACTCGCCAACCCTTTGAGCCGCTGCGGCGGCATCGTTAGCTGCGCTTTTTGCACTAAGGCCACCGGCAATCGTTGCACCCAACGTCAACATTTCAAAAAGAGCCATCTAATTACCTCACAAATCAAATGTGTTCATGCGTGGGTACAACGCTAGAACAGTCATTGGTAGGGGCTGTGATTGCCGTACATAAATACGATCCCCCTCAACAAAACCACCGGCAAACTCGATTTCCTTGTCTCCCGTGAATAATGGCACAGCTTGATCCATATTCATAGAGCTGTCGCGGAAGAATATTCTGTCAGCATTTCCGCTGTCTGTGCCTACTTCTGCGCCAACTGTTTCGTGAAACCGCACAGTTATATCGTGAATGCGCTTTGGCTTGCCTTGAGATGTGCCGTCTTGAGATCCAGACTCTAAGCGCATTGTTTGCATTTCGCTTGTGTAGCCAAAGCCAACGGCCCCCGTTGTAACTGGAAAGTCTAGCGTCACTCCCCCACCCGAAACCGTTTTTTCAGAGTGCGTTGCCCCGTTAGCCAAAATAGATAAGGTCTGCCCCTCTAGGTGATAAAGACCAGAAAGTGTTGAGGTGGAAGATCCAGAGTAAACCAAACCACTATCAACAAAGAAAGCAGCAGTCGTGTCACTTCCAAAGTCAAACGTCTTCATAATTTCCACATAACGCTTAGTTACGCTGTTGATCGTGCGCTTGACTATCATGTAAAGCTCATCTTCGCCGCTGTCAGTAGGCAAGGTAATAATGCTTTCGACAACAGCCTGACCGCCATTAAACGATCCGCCTATAATGTGCTTATGCCAAGCAACAATCTCTTCCTCTCGGCGATAGGTAAGGCCAAGCAGGGTTCCATCTGTGCGTCTGGCCCAGACAATGCTCTCAGGCTCTTGCTGGTACGAAAACTCTTGAATGCCGCCTTCAGTCAAATGCTCAGAAAGGATCGTGATGTCTGGCGCTGCATAGCCTGCAACATCAACCTCACCAATATAGCGGAACTCTCTAACTTTTCGCGCACCGCGCTGGGCAAATAAAGTAACGTCAGCAACTTGGACAACTTCGCTGTCAATGCATCCATAGTTAGAATATTTGCGGATCACCGTTTGCGTAGGCGTAACCGGCCCACCATTGGTGGTTGTCAAAACATACTCGCCGCCAGATGTGCCAATGTTTAGGATGCGGGTGGCAGAAAGGTAGCGGATTGCGTTAACTTTGTTAGAAGCAATTGTGTATATCAAAGCGTCATTGTCGGCAGTGCCGGTGTGAAAATTTAAATAATCAGCGTTCTTAGAAAACCACAAAGTCTGCGGGTTGTTGTTTGATGCCGCAAAAACTAAACGCTGCTCAAAGAAAGTTACAACGCTAGGGTAATTGTCAGAGCTAGTTAAAACAGGAGTGTCGTTTTCGTTAATTGTAGGCGTGGCAAATGCCCAAGCATTGTGGTCTGTGCGAGACAGCGTGCGAACTGCGTGGCTCGGGTGAACTAGATACATAACATCCGCAGACTGCGCAAACCGAACATCATTGACTTGTGCAGATGTATACGGAGTTGCGACCTCATAAATCTTTGCGGTTGTGACGCCACTGTTAAAAGTTGTGAAACTTGTAGTATTAATTGCTACGCCGTACAAATCTGTCAGTGTGAAAGTGTTTGTAGTGACATCCGCCACAAGATAGTTTCTAACTGTCATCTCGGTCATTGCACTAGAGTTTGTCAGATAAATTTCATCGCCGTTGCTGTAGCCGTGAGAATTACTTGTAAGAACCCCAGGATTGGCCTTTGTAATTGCTGATATTGTTTTTGCGGAGCTAAGAACTTGCAGGCCATTGCGGAAAACACGCATGTATTGATCGCCAAACTCTAGCGCATAGGTGTCAGAGGTTTTGAACTCAAAAGGGATTAACCGCGTAATATCAGAACTATCTTTAACCTCGCCAAGGTATTCTGTGCCTGGACGGCGCGTCACGCCGCCGTGTGGCTGCACAATCATATTTGTTAGCTGAGACAGTCCTTGAAGGTATTTTTCAATATCCGCGCGCCCTTCTAGGCGCGGTGAAATCTCTCCTGCGGTAAACGTATTAATCGATGGCGCTGATTTAGCCATTAGAACCTCGATTCAATAAAATCACTTGCCTCTATTCGTTGCGGCGCTCCTTCGGTTGCGTCAACAAATCTTGCTTGCTTTAACTTGTCTGAATATTCAGCCGCCAGCATTTGCTTAACACCATTTGATCCAGTTAGCGCGTATCCGATCTCAAATGCTAACGCCGCAGACAAAGCTTCAATTAGATTGGCGTCATACTCTTGTGGGTCAGTTACTCTAGCAACATATTTAATTTTTACCGTGCCTTCGTCACACAAAAGTTTACGGCCCTCAATAACAAAAACAGGGCCACCTGTGTTGTTTCTCATATTATCTTGGGGGTAAGACATTGACCCGTTGCTAAACTCTAGAACGCGCAAACAATATGGGTTAGTGGGAAGTGCGAATTGATTGGAATAACCAAAAGAAGGAGAATCAGTCTCCTTAGCAAGCTCAGTCCTGCGAATTAAACAATTCCACGGATGCGCTCGAAACACACTATCTCGAACACCGTCAAACCTCTGATTGATTAAACGCGCCGGTTTGCTGTTTTCTTCAAAGCTTGAAATGTTATTAGCACCCAAGCTATTCAGCGCATAGTTTGCAATATCAACCGTGCTTGTCATAAGCTCTCTCCATGTGAAAAGAGGGGGCGGCGAACCGCCCCGCTCTTATTAGTCTACCACATACATGATAGTCAGCTCAATAGAGCCGGTAGCAGTACCCGCATTAGTCACGGTAATTGCTACGCCGCTCTCGTTTGCATCTGTCTCTGTGCCGGAGCCTAGAGCGATAGTTGCAAGAACGTCTACCTTTTGAGCAGATGTTGACGCAGCCGCTGCCTTGTAAGCTGCCGCTGACGCAGACACAGCAGTATTTGCTGCGTTTGTGTGAGCCGCGTAGCCAACAGACAGTGTTGTGCCGCCACCAAGCGCGTCATATGCTAGGTTGCCTTGCACCAAACGTGCGCCATCAGGTAAAACAAACATTTCAATTTCACTAGCGCCTGCCAGTGAAACTGCTTCGTATGTGCCATAAGCTATGCGGACTCGTCCACTAAGCTCATTAGCTTGGTTCATCACGGCTGGTGTTGCGCGTGAGTTGGTGCGTTGTGCGGAATATACAGTAGCCATTTTTCAGTCTCCTTATTCGTTACAAGCGATTTCAACGACTTTGGACTCTTCCATCCGCGTCGCACCGACTGACTGACAATAGTACACCTGAGTCGCATAGGATTTGTCTGCACGTTCATCAATGCGTGCTGATGGCTCTTTGCCAATAGCGCACTTGATGCCGTCTGTTGCAAACGCAATCACTCGACGATCAGCGTTACCGTCCACAGCCAAGCGGTTTGAAACAATGAAGTTAAAACCAACAAATGTGTTGATCTCGCCCATCGCCAAAGCTTTGACAGTGTTGTAGTCGCTTGAAGTTACAGTTGTGTTGTTCAGCAGGTCACTGACTTGCTTTGGAGAAACAACGATATTGCGCGTAATCGAAGGATCGACGTTGCCGCTATCAAGTATCTCTTTAGCTTCAATCAACTTAGCAAGGGTCAAACCAGCAGATA